GGAATGATATATCAGACATTAGTTGGGAAGATGATGAAAAAGGATATATCAAGATATATAAGTATGTAGAAGAAGGACATCCATATGTAGAAGGCGGAGATACTGCTGGAGAAGGTTCAGATAGATTCACAGGACAAGTTATTGATAATAGCAATGGTGAACAAGTAGCAACATTAAAAAAAGATTTGGATGAAGATGAATATGCAAGACAAATGTATTGTCTTGGTATATATTATAATGAAGCATTAATTGGTATAGAAAATAATTACAGTACATATCCAACAAAGAAATTAAAGGAATATAATTATCCTAATATTTATTTAAGAGAATTGGAAGATAATATATCAGAGAAAGTACAAGATAAATATGGTTTTGTCACTAACAAAGCGACAAGACCTATTATATTATCCATACTGAAAGAAGTGTTCAGAGATAATATTTGGTGGATTAATGATATAGACACATTAAGAGAAGCGTTAGTATTTATTGTTAATGAAAAAGGAAGAGCAGAAGCTCAACCTGGAGAACATGACGACCTAATAATGGGATTAGCAATAACATACTACATTAGAACGCAGCAAAGATTTACAGTTGAAAAGATAGAAAAAGAAGAAAACATAAAACTTCCGTTTGAATTGGAAACAGAAGTTGAAGAATCATATGATGGAGAGGTGATAAGATGGTAGTCTTAATAAGTGCATTATTTATGGTTTTCTTTATTGGTGGCTTTATTACTGCTTTATATGTAATGAAATTTGCAAAGAAGTATTTTAGCAATCAAGTAGTAGAGAAAACATCAGAAAAAGAAGAGAAACCCACAAACAATACTCAAGATTTAATTAGTGAGTGGTTGTATGGTGTTCCAAGACAAAATAAAGGTGGCGATTTAAATGAATGAAAATGAAGCAACAATCATATGGAAGCAATTTGAACAAGGAATCCAATATCTAAAAGACATGGGTTTATGGGATGAATGGGATGAATGCGAAAGATTTATGGAAGGTGACCAATGGGCACCACCTACACAAAGAACAAAAGCATTACCTAGACCTGTTGTTAATTTAAGTTCAATGATTGCAGAGAATAAAAAATCTAATATTTTGTCTAGCAGTATAAAAATGGTATTTACTCCATCAGAATTATTTGGCGATTTATTATCAAAGTCAGAAGAAGGAGCAGATATTTTTACTAAATTCGCTGATAACATATCAAAAGAAATTGAAGAAGATAATTTAGATGATATAGCACAAGACAGTGCTGTTCAATTAGGAACATATATCTATCATTATTTTTGGGATTCTAGCATAAGTGGTGGAATGCAAACACCATATGTTGGTGGAATGCGTGGAGAAGTATTACATCCTAAAAATGTAATATTCGCTAATCCATCAGAAAAAGATGAACAGAAACAAAAATATATCATTATAGCAAGTGTTGAACCTGTAGATAGTGTAAAAGCTTTGGCAAAGAAAAACAAAGCTAAAAATTGGGAAAATATCAAGCCAGATAATGCTTTAGAAGAAGAAGAATTAGATAATCTGAATGTATGTACAGTTTTAACAAAGTATTCAAGAAAAAATGGTAAAGTTGTATGGGAAAAATCAACTAAGCACTGTGTTATTCAAGAAGCAACATATTGGGAACCTAGCAAAGAGAAAGTTAAATTAAATTCAGATAATGTCGATCCAGAAGAAATAAATGAACCAAGTAGAATTGATGGTTATGATTATTTCAATAAGCAACTATATCCGATAGTAGTACAATCACATAAAAATAGAAAAAGATGTATTTATGGCATTGGAGAAGTTAAACAAGCAATTCCAAACAATAAAGCAGTAAACTTTAATTTAGGAATGATGTTATTAAGTGTTCAGCAAACTGCTTGGCCAAAAATGATACAAAAAGCAAATGCTTTAGCTAGACAAATGATAACAAATGAACCTGGTGAAATAATAACAGATACTACTAAAGGTGCTAACTGGGGTGCTAAATACTTAGAAACTCCAGGATTTAATTCACAAGCATTAACATTGACTAACACATTGATAGATTTAACTAGATCATCAAGTGGAAGTACAGAAGTGGTAACAGGTGAAGTATTAGGTGCTAACATGGCAGCATCTGCAATTATAGCATTACAAAACCAAGCTAAAAAACCAGTAGAAATGTATCAAAAGAAATTTTATAGAGCATACAAGAAAAAAGGAAGAATCTATGAACAATTCTTTAAATATTACTATAACGATGGAAGAATGTTTGGTTATAAAGAAGATAATCAAGTGTATGCAGCACAAATGAACGGTGCAGAATATAAAGATATTAATTTCTCATTAAATATAGAAGTAGGTTCTGGTGGAATGTGGAGTGAATCATTAAGCATTCAATTATTGGATAAGATGAAAGCAGACCAAGATATAACAACAGATGACTATATTGAATTGTATCCAGATAGCATAATGACATTTAAAGCTAAATTAAAGAAGATACGTCAACAGAAACTGTTGAAAGAGCAACAATTATTACAACAACAACTGTTAATGAAACAAAATCAAATAGACCAAGTAAATAGTGAAATAAATTCAATTAATTCAGGAATAATAGCATAGTAATATGCTTTTATTATAATCGCACGGAATAGCGCAAAAATCCAAAAAAAATTCGCATTGAAAGCGCAAAAATCTAGGAGGAAAAATGGAAAACGAAAGTGCAAAAACATTGGAAGTCACTGAACCAATTGAGAGTGCAGAAGAAGTAACAAGCACTCAAGAACAAGAAAACGAAGTTGTTACTGAAGAAAATGGAGAGAATGTAGAGTTTACAGATAGTGAAGAATCAGCTAAAACTGAATCGACACCAACTCAAGAAGATAATTCTAAAGTTGAAGAAAGTAAACCAGAAAAGAAAGTTCAAACTCCAGAAGAAAATTCTAGGTATGCAAGAGAACGCAGAAAAAAAGAAGAAATGGATAATAAAGTCCAAGAAGCGTACAGAAAAGGTCGACTAGAAGCATACAAAGGAAAAATCAATCCTTACACTAACTCTGAAATAAAGGACGAAACAGATATCAAAGTATACGAGAATATGTATGCTTTAGATAAAGCTGGTAAAGACCCTATATCTGATTATGCTAATTACATAGCAGATAAAGAAAGAGAAGCAGAAAAGGAAAGATTAGAAAAAGAAAAAATACAGGAAAATGCAAGAAAGGATATTGAAGATTTTTCTGCAAAATATCCTAATGTTGATATTCAACAATTACTAGATGATGAAAATTTTACTGATTATATGGAAGGTAAAAACAAATCATTAGTAGAAGTGTATGAAAGTTTTAATAAACTTAAAAATCAATTTAGGACAAGTGCTATTGATGTAGCAAAACAGACTATCGCTAATGCTAATGCTTCACCAGGTAGTTTAGGAAGCGGTAGTGAAATGACAATCAGTTATGACAATATGAGCAGTGAAGAATTTAATAAAATTGTTCAAGGAGTAATTGATGGTGATATAAAATAACGAAATCCTGGTAGAAAGAAGGAAATAAATTATGGCAAATGTTGTACAAACAATTACCAACTTAACAGTTGAAAATCAAACATTTTATGATAGAGCATTACTAGAAAGATGTTTACCAGAATTACCTTTATATGATGATGCTCAAAAGAAAAAAATACCAGCAGGAAAGGGAACTAGCATTGAATGGAGAAAGTGGAATAGTTTAGAAGCTGCAGACACTCCATTAACTGAAGGTGTAACTCCATCAGGTTCAGAATTAAATATTACAGCAATCACTAAGAAGTTAGATCAATATGGTGATTATGTAACAGTATCTGACGTATTAGAAATGCAAGCTAAAGACCCAGTAATCACTGAAACAAGCCAATTAGAAGGAGAACAAGCAGGATTAACTTTAAATAAAGTTATTAATAAAGAAATCACTGCAGGAACTACAGTCCGTTATGGTGGTTCAGCAACTTCTACAGACACATTAACTGCAGCAGATGTATTAACTGGTTCACTAGTTAAGAAAGCAGTAAGAGATTTACAAAAAAATAATATCAAGAGATTTGCAGATGGATATTACCATGCCGTAATCAGTGCAGAACAAGCATACGATTTAATGAATGACACTGCAAGCGGTGGATGGATTGATGCTAATAAATACACTAATGCTAAGCATTTAATGAAAGGTGAAATTGGATGTTATGGTGGAGTTAGATTTAAAGTATCTAGCGAAACTATGACTGGTGAAGGCGCATCAGGTGCAGCAGTT